ATAAAACAGATTACAAATGTACAAAATACATTATATTGGGATTCAATTTCCGATGGTGATAAGAAAACTTGGAGCAACTATATGGTTCATAGATTTCTTAGTATGAAATCAGAATGGATACAAGTTGTAAATGAGATTCAAAAGTATTGGGAAATAAAACCAAAGAATCTTTATCAGTTTTATATAGATGTATTACCAAGAGGTAGAACTTTTTTGAGATATGTGAAATCAAAAAAGAAATCTAAAGTAGAGAAATGGGCAATGGAACATTTAGTAGATTATTTTGAATGTAGTTCACGAGAAGTAGATGAACATTTGAAGATATTAACAAAAGAACAAGTCATGACAATCATAATGAAATATGGTGTTGATGATAAACAATTGAAAAAAATATGGAGCAAGTAATGGATTATAAAAAAGAACAAGCATTTTTTATGAAAGAAATTGAGTGGGGTGTTAATTCAGATACCAATACCACTTGGATGAACCACGAGTTTGAAATTGATAGTGTATATTCAGTACAAATCAAGTTAGATTATTTATTAAGATGTAATCCAGAAAAAGATATAAATATGAATATAACTTCATATGGTGGTGATGTATATGCTATGTTGGGGTTGGTTGATTTCATGAGAAGTTTACCAGTTAAAGTAAACACACATTGTATTGGAACTTGTATGAGTGCCGCTTCGGTATTGTTAGCGTGTGGTACAGGTGTAAGAACAATGAGTGAGAATTCAACCGTTATGGTACACGAGGGGTCAGCATTTGAAGCAGGTAAAACTACAGATGTGATGAAAGGTGTTGACCATTTAAAAGATTTACAGAAAAGTATTAATAATATTTTAGGAGATGTATCAAATAAAGATTCAGCCTTTTGGAAAAAGATTCAAAGAAATGATACATATCTAACAGCACAAATGTGTTTAGATTATGGAGTCATTGATAAAATAGCTTGACTTATATAGAAAAGATTTTGTATATTACATGAAATGGAGTAAAATATGGTAAAGGTTATCAAAGATAGCAAAACAGGAATAGAAGAAGAATCTATTATTGAACAAATGGAACGAGAGTGGCCAGAGATGACACAAGAGTTCAAACGGATTCAAAGAGAACAATACGAATTGTTCTTACATAAGCAACACGATTACGGGCCAGGTAATATATCAGTTGGAACACAATTACAAACACCAGATGAAGTTCACTTATCATTAACAGGGTTATGGTTTAGAATGAATGATAAGATTCAAAGACTAAAAAATCTTTTGATAAGTGGTCGTAAAAATGCGGTAGAAGGTGAAACTGTAGAAGATGCATATTTAGATGTTTCAAACTATGGAATCATGGCAACTATCGTAGGGAGAGATAAATGGGGGAAGTAAATATAAGACGCATTGATATTTTGAATATCCAAGAAGTAAAGAAACTTGTTGATAAGTACCCAAATGATATGGAATTGGGAAGTAAGGTTCGTGAATTATTCACACCAACACAAGATGAAAAAGATTATTTAAAATATTGGACTTGTGAGTATTGTGGTAAACATACTCATGAAGTTGATTATGATTATCTTGGTGGTGGAACAAACCATCTACAATGTGAATTGGAACGAGTATCAAAATTAGAAATTGATGGTTGTTAGTTGGGAAAGGTTAGTTATAGTCAATTTTCACAATGGGATAAGTGCCCCCATATGTGGAAACTCAATTATATAGATAAACTCGGTACATTTACTGATAATATCTATACTATCTTCGGTACTTCAGTACATGAAGTGATTCAAGCCTACTTAGTTTGTTATTATGAACGAACTATCAAAGAAGCAGATTCTCTACCATTAGAAGATATTTTAAAATATCGTATGGAAGAAAATTATAAAACTGCTAAAGAGAAGTCAGAGGTTGAGTTATCAATAACACTACAAGAAATGAAAGAGTTTTATCGAGATGGTGTTAATATGATAAATGAATTTAAGAAAAGAAAGAGTGGATATTTTCCAAAGAAGAATACAGAATTAGTTGGGATTGAAATGAGTGTAGATTATGATTTACCCAACAATATGAAATTTAATGGTTATATGGATGTAGTGATTCATCATAAGGTAACAGGCCGTATAAAGATTATTGATATTAAAACTGCAACTTATGGTTGGAACAAGTGGCAGAAGATGGATAAGAATAAAACCAATCAGTTATTATTATATAAACAATTCTTTTCCAAAGAGAATGAAATTCCTATCGATAAAATAGATATTGAATATTTAATACTGAAGAGAAAATTATATGAGAATATAGATTTTCCACAAAAGAGAATACAGGTTTTTTCACCAGCAAGTGGAAAACCAAGTATCAATAAAGTTATAAGAAGATTAGATGAGTTTATTAGTGATGGTTTTAATGAAAAGGGAAATCAATCAATAAAAGAATATCGTAAAAACCCATCAACGAAAAATTGTAAATGGTGCGACTTTAAAACTAAACCAGATTTATGTGATAGGAAAATGACATGAGTAGTATGATTACACCTACATTAAGAGTGTATTTAACTGATTTTGTAGGTACAGATAAAGAAGATGAGGTTATCGAAAAAATAACCAAATATGGTAATGAAGTTAATAATATGGTATTATTTTTTTGGTTTGATCAAGAAAAAGATAAAGTTGATATGGCTCGTTTTGTTAAGAAATGGGATAGAATACCACATAATAATTTTAAAACTATAATTCGTCCACAATTTTTTGATTTGTTTAGAGATTTTATTTGGTATGATATTATACCAAAACAATTAGCTATTGCTACCCAACATCAATATACAAGATTTGCTTACAGATATACAAATGGGGTAGATGGTATATTAGAAGGATTAGATAATTTTAAATCAACATGGGATTTTACAATCTCGGAAAAACCACCAAAAAGGAAACAAAAAAGAAATGACTATGAAGATAGCAATCGTAGGTAGTCGAAGTTATACAAATTCAAGGAAGATAAAAGATTTTGTTTTTAAACTTAAAGAAAAGTTTGAAGATGAATTAGAAATAGTGAGTGGTGGACAAAAGGATGGGGCTGATGGCTATGCTAAAAAGTTCTCATTGGAATTTGACATAAAGTATGTAGAATTTCCACCACAGCATTATTCACACAATATACATTGTGTTAAAGAGAGTTTTAATTATGGTAAACCATATGCAGTATGGAATTACTTTAAACGAAACAAGGAAATAGTAGAATATAGTGATAAAATTGTAGCATTTATACCCAATGGAGTTAAATCCAATGGAACAATGGATACAATTGGACACGCAAAAAAGTTATTAAAAAAGTATATTATTATTGATTGATTATATATTTATATACATATATACAATCATGAGGAAAAGTTATGAGTGAAATAAAATTAACTTCGGTTAAAGTTATATCGGAGTTATACAAGAAATTTAAGAACGAAACAATTGAGAATGAATTTTCATTACAGAAATTAGTGAATCGAACTCTTGATTTATTTGTTTATGATGAAGAGGTGAGAAAGAAAATTCTCGAACACGATAATCTTCATCAAAGCGGTAGCAAATTTTAAATAAAAACAATAAGGTTATATATGTCGGAATTAAAATTACCTAAATTAAAATCAGTAAAAAAACCACGAAAGAAGAAAAAGATATTATTATTATCAGATGACCTTCGTATGTCAAGTGGTGTTGGTACAATGTCAAGAGAGTTTGTACTTGGTACAATTGATAAATATGATTGGGTACAAGTAGGGGGAGCAATTAAACATCCTGAAGAAGGTAAAATATTTGATTTGAATGAATCAATTAGAGAAGAAACAGGAATTTATGATGCATCCTTAAAAATATTTCCAACAAGTGGTTATGGTAATCCTGATTTTATTCGACATTTAATCAAAACAGAAAAACCTGATGCAATACTACATTATACAGACCCAAGATTTTGGATTTGGTTATATCAAATGGAACATGAAATCCGACAACACATTCCTATATTTTATTATAATATTTGGGATGATTGGCCAGCTCCAATGTATAATCAAAATTATTATGAGAGTTGTGATTTGATTATGAATATCTCAAAACAAACTGTTGCAATTGTAAATGATGTTTGTGAAAGAAAGCCAAGAACAGATTGGGATTCAACTTATTCACCACATGGGGCTAATGAAGAATATTTTTATCCTATTACAGATAAAAAAGAATTATTGGAAATGAAAAAGTTTAAACAAGAATTAGTAGGTAATAAACCAATAGATTTTATTTTATTATATGTGAATAGAAATATAAGAAGAAAGATGGTTGGAGATTCTATTTTGGCATTCAAGGAATTTGTAAATACATTACCACCTGAAAAAAGAGATAGAGTTGCTTATGTAATGCACACACAACCAGTTGATGATAATGGAACAGATATCCCAGCACTTGTTGGGGCTTTAGCACCTGAATGTCAAGTAATATTTTCACATCAAAAACTTGATAATAAACAAATGAATTATTTATATAATATTTCAGATGTAACAATGAATCTTGCATCCAATGAGGGATTTGGATTAGGAACTTGTGAATCAATGATGTGTGGTACACCAATTATTGTAAATGTTACAGGTGGAATGCAAGACCAATGTGGATTTAAAGTAAAGGATAAGTTTCTAACTGCTGAAGATTATAAAGAAATAAAATCACTTCACAATTGGAAGAAGTGGGAACACAATGAAGAATTAACTTGGGGAGAATGGGTGAAGCCAGTATGGCCAAAGACTCGTTCACTAATGGGTTCAGTACCAACACCATATATCTTTGATGATAGATGTGATTGGGAAGATGCAGGAAATGCTATTAAACAATGGTATGAAATGGGTAAAGAACCACGAGATAAATGTGGTATGAAAGGACACGAATTTGTAAAG